CATGTCTTCTGTTGTCCAATAATCTTTAAGGACCATAATTTCTAAATGATCTACGTTGCGTTGCAACACAGTTTCGTCATTTGTATAATCATCAGGCGCAGCGATAACTGCGTTGATTAAATTTACGCTATCCATACATGCACTGTAATGCTGTGCAATTTCTTCAGTTGTAGGTGTATCAGACATTATACTGCCTCCTCTTCGGTTTCATCTTCAGGATTTTCTAAAGCATTTACTAGACGTTCTACAAATGCTTCGCGACCAATGACAAGTTGATCAAGGTTAAATTGTGTACTCCCCATTTTACGCTCTAAATCATTAACGTGATTTAATAGCACTTTTTGAGTATCAGTCATTTCATCAACGTCATATTCTTTGTCGTTGACCGTAATGACGTTTGTTTTTTTCTCTGTCATTTTAGTCTCCTTGTTTGAATTTAATTTTATGATGCGTATTTTATCTTTCCTAGTGCCATTATGGTTTCTCCGGCCAGCTTACATCATTTAAAGATGTTGCAGTTTTAGTGATGTCTCTTAGGTCTTGACGATAAGCTTTTTGAACGTCCGTCATGCTAACTGTATCGGATAAATCCCAGTAATCCGTTTCTGACAATAATCTGTTACGTTCTGCACGCAATTGATTGAGTTTGAAATCAGCGACAAGTTCAGCTTGTTTTGTTGAAACGGCAGATGCGTCCAACGACACCACATCACCGTTTACATCACGCGCTACGGTGTCATCACCATCACCATTTATGGAAACAACGCTTGGATAAAGTTTGTAAATTGCTTCATGTATCATGCGCCAATCTCCATCAAGGTAAGTGTTGATATGTTTCGCATCGCATAAGCATTGTCCACGTCATAAATTGTACGATTAACATAAAACGTACCTACATATCCTGTGGCTTGTAATTTGTAAGTTATTTGGCTTGTGGTACTTGGGCTGTCTAAAAAGTTTAAATGATTTGAGCCATTAGAGTACGTATTGTTAGCACCGCTATTACCATACATTCCAACAATGCCAACCCGCAGTTTGTTGCTTCCATTGGCGTCACCTAATGCTATTTGCGTGCTGTCTCTAAAAACTTTTACTCCCGCCGCAGCATTTGTCCCAGTGACAGTGCATTGCACAATCACTAAAATTTTACTGTTAGTTGAGGAAGGCGTAATAGCCAAGCTCAACCCAGTTATGTCAATTCCAGATTGCGTGCCACTAGTTGTAAAAGAAAACGTATCAGTTTTTGTTACGCTCTTTACTTGTAAAACTTTGCCGCCACCAGCATCTGCCAAATCAATAAGACCTGTTGAAGAATTGTAGGTCATTACTTGGCCGTTAGTAGCGCCCGCTTGTAATCCGGGCAAACGGAACCTTGTGGCACTTGTGTTACCAATGGTTATTTCGTTGGAAACCGTTGCAGAAGACGCATCTGCATCATATCCAATAATAGTATTGTTTGCGCCTGTAGTGAGACTGTTGCCAGCCTGATGGCCTAAAGTAGTGTTGTTTGCGCCTGAAGTTAGTCCAGATAATGCAAATTTACCAATACCCGTATTGCTGTTACCTGAAGAACTATTGCCGTAACCAGCACGATAACCTACAAAAACATTGTCGCTGCCGCTAGCTCTAGACATAGCAGCATCTTCTCCTACAAAAACATTAAATCCTCCAGAAGTCATCCCATAACCAGTGCGACCTCCGACTCCTACAGAAGATTCAGTGCCTCCAGAACCACCGATTGCATCGTAACCAACAGCAGTAAATGCAGCAGTTCCTGAATACCCCCGTCCAGCGCCTCGACCGATAGCAGTTACTACTGCGGTAGTAGCAGTTATACTGTTTGCTGCATACACACCAATGGCGGTGACGTTGCTACTTGTGGTTAAAGATTCAGCAGCGTTAAATCCAATAAGAACATTATTTGTACCTGTAGTTAAAGATTCAGCACTTTCTTTCCCTAGTACTATATTACTTGATCCTGTAGTAACATTAAGAGCAGCTTCATACCCAACCATTACGTTATCAGAACCAGTAGTAAAGTCTTCTCCTGTGCGATATCCTATAAAAGTATTACTGTCGCCGGTTACACTACCGGAATCAGCGCCTTTGCCTGCCTTTAGACCAATGCCTATGTTATAATTAGCCGTAACATTTTCTAAAGCGTTGGTTCCTATTCCTATATTATACGATGTAGAAACAGCATCTTTTAATGTGTTATGCCCAATAGCAATGTTATCAGCCCCATCTGTAAGGCTGAAACCAGTGCGGTATCCTAGTAAAGTATTTCTACTTCCAGTAGTAATTTTTTCACCGGACTCATTACCTATTGCTACATTCTGTTGACCGTCTGTTACTGGGTTAAGAGTATTGTATCCAATAGCTATGTTTTCTTGAGCTTGTGCATTTGAGCCACCCTGCATAGCAAGATAACCCAAGCCAACATTGCCCCACCCCGCTGTTAAATTACTCCCTGCGCCTTTACCAACTAAAACGCTCCAACTTGCAGTTGTTTGTTGTGCGCCTGCATCTGCTCCAATGCTTACGTTGTTGTCTCCTGTAGTTATATCGTTGCCAGCATTATTTCCTAATAACGTGTTATATTGTGCGCCACTTTGGAGGGCTGCACCTGCATTAGTTCCACCTATAAAGTTGCCAGTACCTACGTTACTTGAAGCACCACCAGCATCTGCTAATTCAAGGGAACCTCCAGATCCTGAGTTGTAGGTCAACACCTGACCGTTAGTTGCACCCGCTTGCACTCCCGGTAAACGAAACGTTGTGTTACTTGTGTTGCCAATAACTATCTCATTATTAGCACTTGAGCCAGAGTGAGTAGTCTCTGCATCATACCCAATGACAATATTATTTCCACCAGTAGTAAGACCATAACCAGCCTGATAGCCTAAAGTAATATTATTTTGACCAGTAGTAAGACTATGACCAGATTGATAACCTATAATAGTGTTACTGCCACCTGTTGTTGCGTTTTTAAGAGAATCAAATCCAACCGCAGTGTTATTAGATGATGTGGTATGATCCTCTAGAGACCTTTCACCTATAGCAACATTATAGTTTCCAGTTGCCGCCGATGTATTCCCGTAACCCGCTCTCCAACCTGCAAAAGTATTTGAAGAACCTTTAGCTTTGTTACCTGCGGCATTTCCGATAACCGTATTTTGTGAGCCAGTTGTTAATGTTTGCAGTGTCGATGAACCAATAGCAACATTTTGACCGCCTGTTGTGTGAGCGCTAAAACAATTATAGCCTATCGCTACATTATAATCTGCCGCTCCTCCGGTGCTAGCCGCAGCATTGTATCCCAGATAAATATTGTAAGATCCACCCGTATTTCCCGATGCAGCAGAGTGACCTACAAAAGTATTATAGCCACCGGAAGTCATTCCCCAACCAATCCCATAGCCAATTCCTACGGATCTCTCCATACCTCCGCTGGTATAAAAACAGTATTCCCCAATGGCTACAAAACTTAGAGTGCCTGTGTAAGAAGTGCCTGCGTTTGCGCCAATAGCTATAGCACCCGTACCAGTAGTTCTAGCATCTAAAGCGTTAGAACCAATTGCAATGTTAGTGCCGCCTGTGGTTATTTTTTCACCAGCGTTATAACCAATGCTTATATTTTCGTCCCCTGTGGTTATATCGTTGCCAGCATTATTCCCCAATAACGTATTATATTGTGCGCCACTTTGAAGGGCTGCACCCGCATTAGTGCCGCCTATAAAGTTGCCTGTGCCTACATTTGATGAAGCGCCAGCAGGGAGATTTGTTAAGTTTGCCCCTGATATCGCGGGTAAGGTTGCTGGAAATCTTGCATCAGGTAAGGTTCCACTAGTTAAATCCGAAGCATTTGTTGTGCCTGATACTGTCGAAGCAATTGTTCCATTTCCAGCAATTGTAATGCCTGTACCAGCGGTCAAGCTAGCTACCACATTAGTCGTATCTGTAACGTCAGCACTAGCTTCTATACCGTCTAATTTAGTGCCATCAGCAGCTACATCTCTACCATCGAAAGTGCTATTAGTGGTGATGGCTCCTGTCATCGCTCCGCCAGTTTTGGGCAGGGCAGCGGCTGCCGCTGTGCCTTGTGCAGCCGTAGCGTAATCAGTAGACGCTGTTGTTGCAGCCGTACCTAAACCTAATGTTGTTCTAGAAGCGGCGGCATTTGCGTCATCAACTAGCGTTGCACCATAAGCACTGATAGTTGTGTTAGCAGGTAGTGATAGCGTCTTAATATCCGCATCTACTTCGCTATCCATCAATGCCCCTGCGGCAGTCACGTTAGCGGCATCTGTAACATCTGCTGATGCTTCTATACCGTTTAACTTACTATGGTCAGCGTCCGTGAACACGTTGCTGTCAGTAGCGCTCTCAACCTTCGCACGGATCTCTGAAGCTGTCTGGTCAGTGGTGGCCCCACTCTCAATACCGTCCAACTTAGTGCCGTCAACACCTACGTCTCTACCATCAAATGTACTGTTTGTTGTGATAGCGCCAGTCATTGCGCCACCCGTTTTGGGCAGCTTTGCGTCTATTTGTGTTTGTATGCTGGCGGTCACGCCTACCGTAAAATTTAACTGCGCGGCGGTGGCGGATAAATCAGCTATTTGATCTACTTTAATTTTTTGAGACATTAGCTAACTCCTGCTTTTATTCTTTTATACTGCATATCTAATTATTACTATACCAGATCCACCCGCGCCAGCAGAACTATAACCTGCGCCGCCACCGCCACCAGTATTAGCCGTTCCAGAAGTACCAGATCCTGATCCTGAATTTCCATTACCTCCACCACCGGCTCCAGATCCTGCCGTTCCGGTTTCAACGCCGCCGCCGCCACCGCCTGCACGAGTAACACTGCTGCCTGTGATTGATGAAGCGACACCCGCTCCACCACTTCCACCAGCCGCCGAAGAATTAGCTGGGGTACTAGGAGTTCCGCCTGCTCCGCCGCCACCGCCGCCCGGATAATTAGGTGGTGAATACGGACCTGCTGTACCACCTGCATAACCTTGATTAGCCGTTCCAGCACCGCCGGATGCGTTGTTTCCACCGCCTCCACCGCCTGAGCCACCCGCCGTGGCCGCGCCTGTCACACCGCCACTACCACTAGAGGTTCCGCCACCTCCACCGCCAACTGAAGTAATCGAACCAAATACCGTATTGCTGCCAGCAGTCCCTGCCCCACTTCCAGTAGTACCAGCACCGCCAGCACCAATTGTTACTGTGTAGTTGCCACCTGTAACACTTAAAGCAGATTCAGCACTAGCACCTCCGCCAGATGATTCCCCAGAAACAGACGATCTATAGCCACCCGCGCCGCCTCCGCCGCCATTGCCGTATGCGCCTTTACCACCGCCTCCGCCGCCTCCGATAACTAAGTATTCTACAGTTCCAGAACCTGTAACTGCGAATGTACCAGAGCTTGTAAACGTATGAATTTTATATCCACCACTTTCTACAACAGTATTCCCACCAGTAGCTGTTAATCCACCCGGCAGCGTAAGTGTTGAAGTTGCGGCGGTCACGCTGTTTACACCATCGGTTCCTGTAATCACCAAAGTAAAACTGCCAGCGTGTGCAGAATTTGTTGAAGGCGTTATAGTAAATACGTTATTAGATTGGCTAATTGTAGCAATATTACCCAGCCCGCTTGTTGTAGAACTAAAAGTTACAGGGAGTCCTTCGGGGTCGGTAGAACTCATTGTGATTACTGTTGCTGTTCCATCAGTTGCTAAACTATAGGCGGCGCTTAAACCAGAAATAGTTGGCGCTGCATTAGTGGCAGCAAACACATACCATGCAGTTCCCTGATATATGTATAATTTATTGTTACTTGTTACATATCCCATTGTTCCGGCGGCAGGGCTACTAGGCAAGTCTGTTGGATTAGTTACTACTGTAGTTGATGGTGTTATGTCATTTGAACCTGCTGCGGTTTCGATTTGTGATGAAGTAACCGCACCGCCGCTACTTGTGACTGTTTTCATTTCACCAATTTTGGTGAACACAACACCCACTGGGTTAGGCGTTCCTGAAGTTGCTTTAGGTACAAGAGCAATGGCCCCGCTCGTGCTGTCAACACTAAAGGTAGCACCGCCCAAATCTAATGTGCTGCCGCTTAAATAAAGGTCCCTAAATCTTTTACTGGCAGTACCTAAGTCTCGGGTAATGTTCGCATCAGGAACAATGTTTTGAGCAACAGCCGAAAGATCAACGGAACCACCGCCACTACTACCACCTATTAACCTTGCAAATATGTTTGCTCCAGTGAAAGGAACTGAGGTAAAGGTTAAAGTTGTTCCAGATACCGTGTAGTCAGTCGTAGGTCTTTGAATCAAACCATTAATGGTGACCAAAAGGTCATCAACATCGCTAGGAGCGGTAGTTACTGTAAACGCTGTTGTGCTACCGTTCCCGGTAAAGCTGTTTGCTGTAATGCCCGCAGAGCCTGTACTTAGGTTAGTAAGTTGAGATCCATCTACTGCTGGAAGTTTAGCAGAACCATCAAGGACAATTATCTTACCCGCTGTAGTACCTGTGTCTATTCTAGCCACTGGAACTGTACCAGAAGATATATTGCTTCCGTCTAGGTTTGTTAAAGCACTACCGTTAGCAGCAATAAGATTACCACTAGCATCCAAGAAAGACATTTTTTCCGCAGGCAACGTGCAGAAAATTGTTCTAGTTCCAGTCCCCCAATTAACAGCATTGTCGCTGTTGCTGGACTGAAGTATGGTTGTTCTTGCTAAAGTCGTTCCAGAAGCTGTATAGGTGCCAATGCCTACTTCAAAGTTAGAACCATCACTGCACCCATAATAGGTAGTGTTTCCATTACCTACACTGGCAAAGCTTTCAAAACCATCTACGGCTCCAGCTAAAGTATATGTGCCAGTGCCAGCAGTGGAAGTAGTTTCTTTGACTCGATCTCTAAGAACAAGCGCCATGTTAATTTATCCTAGACAAGTAATGGATTAATTTAACTGGATGCTTAAATTGCCAGCATTAATGCGGAAAATATCACCGGACGCGATTACCTTACTGGCATCAAGCTCACCAATAAAATAAATGTCCCCAGAACTAGATGCACTAGCAATAAAAACATGCGTGATTGTGTTGTTTGTCCCGCCAGAGGCTGGAAACTCAACCTGCGTTGTTGTTGCTATCTGAGCATCAGTAGACGTTGAGGGTACAGTCCATGTTGAAGCTGCTTTTTGCTGTCTCGCATAATTTGTAAAGGTAGCTTCTGTTACAGAGCCGCCTTCTGCGCTGCTTACCGCAGTTGCTAGACCAACATAGATATTATCGCCGGGTGTTGTAAAGGAACCAGCATTATTCTTGAACAAGAAGTTAAGTATCTTGTTCTCCAAAAAGGTGGTTGCTGCATTTGGTGTTGCCATTGTCTTTTACTCCGTTGTTTAAGTGCGCGGCCTATCAGGTAGACCTCTCCTGTAGGCATCGCTATTCTCTCTAGCTTCTGCCAAATCTTTTAGTCGTTGAACTTCTTGCATGAACCTTTGCTCATATAATTGCATCATATCCGCTTCGCCTTTCATATAAGTATACGCTTCTACCAGCGAACCGTAAAGAAGAGCGTTTGGAGCATTGGTACTAAGCCAACTAGTGCCAGTGCCCGCCCCAGCCGTAATGCTGGCTGGCCTGTAATAATAATGAAGCTCTACCGCATACGCTTGATTTGGTGTCGGGCCTACAATAAAGTTATCAACGTCAAATATTCCATAATATTTTGGAGTTCCAGTTGAGCCTACTGAATTGGTGTATTGTTGAACAAAATTAACATCCTTTATTAAAAGAAAATCTTGATAATTCGCAGTCGTTATTTGCAAAGAAAAGGCAGCAAGATAATCGGCAGGTACAGTCAAGTATGGATCATTTTGTGATAAAGAAGAAGTCACGTTCTTACGAAAAAGTTCAAGATCGACAACAGAAAAAATTCTATCTTCCGCGCCGCGAATGAATAATGGCAAATTGTTTACAAAAGAAGTTTCTTCATTCTCTGTAAAACTTTTTATCGCATCTTGTAGCTCTGTGTATGTAAATGACATTTCACTTGCTCACTGTACTATAGTTATATTCCCAACCATACTACTATGGCTAGTGCATTGATATACCAAAGATGTATCGCTCGGCTCATGCGGAACAATAAACTGTGTTAACCCGGTGGTAGAATTATAGTTATCGGTCACCCCTGTTGTAAAAGCAGAGCCGCCGTTGGATGTTCTGATCTGCAAAGGATGGCTACCTACATTAGCCGTGTTATCAATTAAGTATGTGTGGCCTTTGTAGAAAGTAAAGTTTGGGTTGTTACCTGAAGTAGCGCCCGGACCAGTGAATGTGTACGCCGAGCTTCCGTTAGTACCGGCAGTGTACTTTGTTACGGGCCCTGTGGCTTCATCATTCAACCTTATCCAGACACCGCCATGAGCGAAATAGAGACCACCTGTAGCGTGAACATGAGCAACAGCCCCATGATATGTTGATGCGCTAGGTAAATCAGTCAAAGCACCATAATAAAAAACAATCTTGTTGGCACCTGAACTAACATTTAAAAGGCCATTAGCATCTATAATATCCGTTAATACACTGGAACTATTTCCCAGCGCACTGTAGATCTCGTTGAAATTGTCGTTTATCTTGTCCGCGCCTGCGCGAAGGGTATCACCCGTCCCATCATTTGCTGATGTTCCAATTCCTACTGCTTGTTTTGCCATTTAAGCC